AGTGGTACAGTAGATGGTAGAGATATAGCCACAGATGGCACAAAGTTAGATACAATAGCTACTAACGCAGATGTGACAGATAGTACATCGGTAACCGCAGCAGGAGCGTTGATGGACTCTGAATTAACATCTATCGCAGATGTGAAAGCATTAAATCAAAGTTTGGTAAGTGGGGCAGCACCTGTATTAGATGCAACAAACTTTACTAACTTGCCGTCAGGTTCACCTGCAGGTTCAGACACGCAGATTCAGTTCAACGATGGTGGCGCATTTGGTGCGAGTGCTAATCTTGTTTTTGATGGCAGCAATTTAGGTATAGGGTCTACACCATCGGCAAGACTTCATATATCAAACGCAACAACAACAGTAGTAGCCCAACGCATAGACTTAGCCAACTCACAAATTGCCAATGCATTTGAAATAAATAGCTACGGTGGTAGTAGTGGCAATATATTTGGAGTGTCTAAGGATGGTTATATTGGTATTAACATATCGCCAAGTAGTGCGGCAAGGTTGGATTTAGTTCAAGCATGGAGTTCGACTACCGCAGCAATAAGAATGTCAAGTACAACGTCCAACAATACGACTAAATTAGGTCGAATAACTTGTCGACATTACAGTAATAGCCAAAAGGATGTGATGCTATTCTTTGGTGACTGCAACTCAAGTCGAAATATAATGAAATTTGGTGGTGGAAGTAGTTATGCAAATGCAGCTACTAACATGGTGTTCATGACAGGGACTACCACGACAAGCGGAACAGGAAACATCACTATGGAGATAGTCGATGGACAAGTTGGTATTAATTGCTCTGCAACTGCAAGTGATTATGATCAACCAACGGCAGCATTGGATGTAAACTCGGATATTTTTAGGTTGAGAACAAGTAAGACTCCATCAAGCGCAAGTGACACAGGTAATCAAGGAGATATTTGTTGGGATAGCAGTTATATATATGTATGCACAGCAACGAATACTTGGAAACGTTCAGCAATAGCAACATGGTAAAATTATGACAACAACAACAATAACACATAAAGAGACAGAGACAGTAGTTAAGTACATCTTTTCAACGGTTGATTTACCTGACTTAATCGCAAGTCAATGTGCGGCAGGTGGCTATCAAGCACAGATTCAAGATGAAGATGGAAAAGTGATTGACAACCCAATTACGGCTAAAGCATTTGCGTGGAGTCGCATTAAGCAATTTGCTTTAAATGATTTGAATTTTTATCGTAAAAATGTAAAGGTTGAGGAAGCAGTTAAGGATATAACTGTGGATGAAATAGAAGTTACAGGATTAGATGATTAAATTAAAGCAAATACAAAAGAATCGTTTAAAAGCTATTGATACTCAAGTTGAGGCTTTGAACGCACAAAAACAGGCTTATTTGATAAGTATGTTAGAATTTCACGAAGTCGGGGAAAAGATTTACGAATTGAGTAAGGATTATGACCTATTAGAGAAAAAGAAAGAAAAGGAGTAATGAAGATATTTGGTTTTGACATAACACGAAGAACGGAGAAGAGAACCGCAGGACTTAATCCATACTATGACATTTCTCATGGCATTGGTTATGTCGGAAGTGATATCAATACCAAAAGTGTAAGTGGAATAGCATCCTGGTGGAGAGGTACACAAGTGTTATCTAACATCGTTGCAGGTTTACCTAAACATCTGATTAAAATGGACTCTGAAGATAGGGATTCTGTTAACGATTTACCATCTGTGCCAATAATCACGGACATGGTGAACGACAACTTAGATTCTTACGCATGGCATGATTACATTATGCAATGTGTTTTAAACTATGGTAATGGCTATTCTGTGATTCATAGAGACTCTAACAACAACCCAACACACCTAACTCCAATACACCCTGACAGAGTGCAATTGAAGGTTTATGGTAACGCAGTTGTCTATGAAATAGATAATAACACCTCTACAAATATGGAAATATTGTATGAGGATATGTACCACATCAAAGGTTTGAGCCATGATGGATACTTGGGTGTTAATCCTCTTAGGGCGCACGCAGTTAGTTTAGCTGCTACTGTATCTGCTCAAGACTATGGTAAGAATAGTTACGACAAAGGTTTTTTGTCTAATGGATACTTGAAAGTTGAGGGAAGTTTGACACCTGAGATCAAGAAGTCTTTAAAAGAGAGTTGGGGTAGAAACAACCTTGGGGCAGCTAAGATGGGTACACCTGTATTAGATGCAGGTCAAGAGTATGTGCCAATCATGATGTCGAACCAAGATGCACAATACATTGAATCAAGGCGTTTCCAAAAGAGTGAGATAGCAACCATTTTAGGAATACCTACTCACCTAATAAACGAGATGGGAGATGCTAAGTATAACAACGTTGAGAACACGAACACACAGTTTGTTCAATACACGATAATGAGTTACGTGCATAAGTTTGAGGCTGAAAACAAAAAATTGGTTAGGAATGACCAAAGAAATACATATAGATGGAGGTACAATGTCAATGGGTTGATGCGTGGGGATATGGCAACACGTTCTGCGTTCTACGCTCAAGGCATTCAAAACAGTTGGTTAAAACCTAACGAAGCACGAAACTACGAAGACTTAGCAGGAGGGATAAATGATTACATGATTAGTACAAATAATCAAGTTCCCTACTCAAAATTAGATGAAGTTTTAGATAACAACAAAAAGAGCAGTAATGAGCAACACGGAGAAGAGAACCCTTGAGGGGTCGATAGAAATTAGAATGAATGAAAACGGTGAAGAAAGCCGCACAATCGAAGGATATGGTGCAGTTTTCAACCGATGGTCACACAACTTAGGTTGGTTTAAAGAAAAGATGGAGCGCAGTTCGTTTGACAACGTAGATATGTCAAATGTAATCGCAACATTCAACCACAACTTCGACAATGTGTTGGCGAGAGCAGATAGCGACACATTGAAGCTAGAAGTGGACGAAAGAGGGCTAAAATATAGCTTTGAAGCACCTAACACAACGGCAGGTAATGATTTACTTGAAAACGTTAGAAATGGCAATGTGAAAGGGTCTAGTTTCATGTTTACGGTAGCCAAAAACGGCTCAATGTGGACAGAAGGCGAAGATGTAGATGAGCGTGTTATCACACAAGTTGAGAGACTTATTGAGTTAGGTCCTGTAACAACACCTGCATACCCTGACACATCTGTTGCGAAACGTGATTTTGAGAGTACAAAAGAAGAGAAAAAAGAAGAAGAGAAGCCAAAAATGGTTTCTGTTTTAGATACAGAATACAAATACAAACACATAAGAACAAAATGAAAACAAGTAAACAATTAAGAGAAGAGCGTGGTCTAGTTGACGGCGAAATTCTTACACTTAGAAATAAGTACGAAGGGACAGAAATGACCAAAGAAGATGCTAAGACATTCGATGAATTAGTAGAAAGAATGGAAACTTTAGGTACAGAGATTGAGAAGACTGAGAAGCGTGAGAAAGCATCGTTAGAGGCTACCAAACGTGCATCTAACTTGTCAGGATTGAGCCAAAGTACTGAGCAGAAGAAAGAATTAGAGAATATCGCTAAAGATTTTTCTTTTGGAGCAGCTATTAGAGCAGCCTACGGAGTTGAAAAACTAGATGGTGTTGAAGCAGAAATGCATCAAGAAGGTGAGAACGAAATGAGAGCAGTTGGTAAAGCAGCAAGTGGTATAGTAGTTCCATTGTCTCTATTGAGTAACATGAACAACGAAAAACGTGCAAACGTAGTAGTTAATGGAACGGCAGCAGTTAACACCGAGTCTTTTGTTGATGCGGTTTATGCTAACACAATCTTAGGTGAGTTAGGTGTAACACGTACACAAACAAACACTACTCAGCGTATTCCTTTAATCGGAGCGGTTACAACTCAATGGGAAGGCGAAACAGATGCAGCAGCAGATGGTGGTGCAGCACTAAGTAAAGTTGATTTAGATCCAACGAGATTAGCATCTTATGTTAATTACTCGAAACAAGCAGCTATGCAGCACAACGATAGCTTAGAAGCAGCATTACGTAGAAACATTGCAATGTCTATGGCAGCTAAACTTGAGTACGCAGTATTTACTGATGATACATCAAACGGTGGTCCAGCTGATATTGGAGCAGGTAAAACGGCAGTAACAGGAGCGACTGTTAATGCAATGGTTTTGGCTTTAATGGAAGAAGTGATTGGAAACAACCACAACAAAGGTAATCTTGGTTTTGCTATCTCTCACTCTTTATTTAGCGAGTTATATCAAGCGGTGTTGGTTTCTGGGGTGTCTCCATTAGTTGCTAATGAAATGATTATGGGTAAGAAGTTCGCAGTATCATCTCAAATCGCAGATATAGCAACTGGTCAAGAATCAATTTACTATGGTGATTGGTCTAAATTACAAGTAGCTCAATTCGGAGGAGTTGAAATCTTGGCAGATCCTTACACCCAAGCCGTTAGCGGTATGAATCGATTAGTTTTAAACTCTTATTGGGACTTTGCATTAGTTCAAAATGCAGCGATTTCAGTAGCAGGTTATACAGGATAATTATGGCAAGTAAGCTAATAAGATTAACGTCTGACCACAAAAAAGCAAAAGGTGGTGTTATTAAGAAGGGAACAGTTTTGCGTCACTTCGGTAAGCCAAACTTTGACTTTGAGTTAGCGGATGTTAAGAAGGAAGAGAAGCCTAAAAAGGCTAAGAAATAATGTAGTCTAGTGATGGTTGGGGAATTGCTTTTGCATGAACCCAACCTTTTTTAAGAAGTATGAGAATAATAAGAACACAAAAACCAAGCGGAACGGCAGTTCCATTACAGATAGTAAAGGAGCATTTGAGAATCAATGGTTACGACCAGGAGGATGGTTTGATTGAAACCTACATAAATGCAGCGGTGGACTTTATTGCACAAGAAACTTGGCGATACGCTCAGAGTGCATCTTATACTGCTTATGTAGATAAGTGGGATTCTTACATAGATAAATGGGATTCTTACGTATACATTTGTGATAATGACTTAGTTATAAAAAGAAACCCTATCACAGAGATAACGTCTATTAAGTATTACGATACCAACGGAACTTTACAGACAATGGTAGATGGTACTGATTATTACGTTAGTCTAAATGGCAATTTTGCACGTATCCATTTTGAGAATACACCATCGTTGAGAGATCAACCTTATGACAATATAGAGGTGGCTTTTAAATGTGGGTACTTAGATTACTACAAGGTAGATGACTCTATTCTACAGTTGGTAAACATACTTGTGGCAGATTTCTTCAATACAAGAAACTCAATG